CCCCGCGGGAGACCAAGCCAATGCGGTGGTCACCGGCACGATTGTCGGGGTCGGGCCAACGCAGCCGTTTGCCTTCCGGGGGCCGATGAACGTCGCCGCATGGGGCTCGGTCCTGGCTTCGCTCACCACCACGGCAGGGTCGTTGACCGCGGGCGTGGCATCGGCCACCGGGATCGCGGCGGGATATGCGATCAATAGCGTCAACGTCCCGCGCGGCACGACGGTCGGCGTGCTGGCCGGCACCGTCGTGACGCTGGCCGTGCCGCCGATCACGCTGCGCGGCCGCGCCGATGGTGTTGACGGCAACGTCACCATCGCGAACGCGCCTGGCGGGCCGACGATGGCGTCGCTGGTCGGCGCACTGGTTTCCGCCGATCCGCGCTTGGGCGTGCCTGTCGGCACCACGGTGCTGCGTGTTATGCGCGAGAAGGTCGACCCGACCAGCCTGACGCCGGGCGTCGACGGCATCGTGACGCTGTCGAACCCGCCAACCCCGCTGACCGCGTTCAAGCAGCAGGCTTTCAATTTCTTCAGCTTCGTGAGGAACGGCAATGCGATCACCGCGACCGGCGCTGACGCGGCCGCGATCTTCACCGGGGCCGGGGTGAACTTCACCGGATCGATCCAGCTCGAGCGCAGCTTTGACGGCGGCCAGACCTGGCTGGTGTGCAATATCGGGGGCGGCGGGACGCTGGCGATCTACAACGCCGGCACGCCGGTGAACCTGACCTTTGGCGAGCCGGAGAAGCAGGTGCTGTACCGCTGGAACTGCACGGCGCTGGGCGCCGGCGTGATCAACTATCGACTGTCGGAGACCGGCGGAGCTGCCGAGTCGCTGGCGATGCAACTGATCTGAGGAGATGGTGATGAAGAAGGTTCTTGGGTTTCTGGCGATCGCCATCCTGATGGGCGTTGGCGCCGCGCTGGCGCAGACCGGCGGGTTCGGAGCAATCCAGACGTCGCCGGTTGTCGTGCCCGGCTTCATCGACTTCAACGCCGGCCCGCAGGCCTCGGCGATCCGCGCGACCGGCGGCACGTTCACCTGCACATCGGCAGGAACCATTGTGGTGCCCGCTGCTGCGGTTACCACCAACTCGGTCGTCATCACGTCGCTGAAGTCGGCGACGAGCGCGGCCACGGCTGCGGTCTACATGTCCGCCCTCACCGTCGGTACGGGCTTCACTGTGAAGTGCAGCACTTCCGACGTTTCGGTCTACAATTACTGGATCTTGGGTTAACGGCCGCAGGGCCTGAAGGAGAGAGCTATGCGCATTCACAAGGGTATCCTCGCCGCGGGAATCGCCGCTGTCATGGCCGGCCTGGGCTTCGCCGCGATGGCGCAGTCCGCCAATCCGCTGGTCTCGGCGATCGGGCAGGCCGACCAGGTCCAGATCATCCCCGGAGGCATCGCTTCGGCGCGCAGCACTTACGGGAACGCGGGTTGGGTCGGCGGCTTGGAGCAGTATTCGTTCCAGGTGCCGCTGACCGGCTTCGCGATCACCATTCCGAACCACACCTCGTTGATGATGATCAACCCGGCCGGCACGCTCGCCACCGGCACGTTCACCATGGAACCCAATCCGAGCGATGGGCAGCGCGTGTGCATCGTGAGCACCCAAACGCAGACGGCCGTCACGATTGCTGCAAATACCGGGCAGACAATCGGTGGACTTGCCGTTCCTGCCGCTGGCACCGCCAACGTTCGCATGTGCTTTACCTACATCGCCAGCACGGCGACGTGGTATCACTACACGATGAACTGATATGCCTCCAGTCTCGCAAGCGCAGCGCCGTTGGGCGTTTGCGAACAAGGACAAGGACACGAAGGAAGGGCGCGCGGCGAAGGAGTTCGCCGACGCCGATCCGGGCGGCAAGCTGCCGGAGAAGAAGAAGCCGAAGAAGCTGCGCGACATGTACAAGGGCAAGTCCGATGGCTGACTGGATCAAGAAGGGCGCTTCGAAGCACCCTGGCGCCTTCAAGAAGAAGGCCGAGGCCGCCGGCGAGACCACGCGCGAGTTCGCCAAGGAAAAGGCCGATGCGCCCGGCAAGCTCGGCAAAGAGGCGCGATTCGCGGAGAACGCAATGGGCGCGGCGCGGAAGTCGCGGCTGCCCTACAAACGGAAGGACTGATCCATGGCTGAAGGTGAGAAGAAAAAGGGCGGTCTCCGCGGCATGTACGGCAAGGGCAAGGGCGAGAAGAAGCCCGAGCCCAAGAAGGAGGCCGAGTCCAAGCCGAAGGGCGGCGAGGAGAAGCCGGCCGGCGGCGAGATGTCGCCGATGATGGCTGCCCATAAAAGGCACGAGGCCGAGCGCCGCGACATGCACGGTACGCACCGAGAAGAGCACCGTAAGATGGCCGCTCGCCATGAGAAGGAGCTGAAGGAGGCCGCCGCGATGCAGGAGGCCCAGGCCAGCCAGGCCGCGCCGGCCCCGGGATCCGGTGATGCGCCCGCCGCTCCCGCCGCCGGTGGCGTCCCGGTTGCCGCCGCGCCGGCAGGAGCGTAGCCCATGGCCGGCTGGTCCAAAATGGTGTCGATGGAGCTCGACGACGAAGACAAGCTCGACTTCTGCTCGCCGATCCCGTGCGACCGGCCGGATTATCCCTATGGTCTCCGCATCACGTTTTGCGACAAGGAGCTAAAAAAGCTCGGATTGTCGAAACCTGACATCGGCGACATGATCGATATGCGGGCCTTCGGCGTTGTCACGTCATGCTCATCTGAGCAGGTCGAGGGGGGTGAGGAGCGGGTTCGGGTTGAAATCCAGATCCAGCGCATCTCCGTCGAGAACGAAGCCAACGAATAGGAGACTACCCATGCCGCTGCCACGCGATTACTTCACTCTCAACGACGACCAGTTCAACAAGCTCGTCGAGCTTCTGACGCCCGGCTACCAGCTCGCGCAGTCCTACCTGGCCGACCTGAACCATCGCCGGACCGTCGAGGCCCAGCGGCAGGCCGAGGATGCGGCGAAGGCCGAGGCCGACGAGCGCGCGCGCCTGCTGTCCGAGGACAATGCACGCGTTGCGGCGCAGCAGCGGACCGAGGCGGACGCCCTGGCCGCGGACCGGCGCAGGCAGGCCGAGATCGAGGCGCAGCAGCGCGCCGAGGCCCAGGCCAGCGAGGAAGAGCGGGAAGCCGCGCTCCGGACCCAGCGCGAGGAAGCCGAGCGCATCGAGGCGGAAGCGGCGACCCAGCGCGGGCAGATCGCGGAGCAATCCGCAGTCGCGCGCGAGCAGCGGACCGCGACCGAGACGGCCGAGTTTAACGCTGAACACGAACACGAAAAGGCCATGGCTGCCCAAGGATCGACTGCCAACCGGCAGCTCACGCCGGGCGCCATCGTCGAATAATTGCGAATCAGACCTTGGGGTGGGGAATATGACGCGTTTCGTCCGTTCGATCTGCGCCGCCGTGGCCTTGCTGGCCTCGGCGGCTTCCGCTTTTGGGCAGTCCTCAATCCTGCAGGGCGGGCCATGGGTGCCGGGCCACGCGCCGATGTACGTCGGACAGGGCATGAGCCAGCCGATCGTGCAGGACAGTGGCGCAGCCGGCTCTCCGACGGCCGGCATGGGGCTTTCCGAGCTTCTGATGGTGGCCCGCGGCACCGGGACTGGGCCGTATCCTGGTCAAGGCACTGGCCCGCTCGGCACGATCAACTGTGAATATGACGGGCCGGCGCCGAACAACCATTATCTGTGTTTCTCGCCGAATGCCCAGGGCGGCGCGCTGATCGCGACCGGGGCGAGTGGCACGGCCACGGCGCAGCCGCTGTGCTTCAACGTCAATGGGGCTCCGTTCTGTCTCGGCGGCGGCAGCGGAACGGCGATCGCCACCTACACCGCGCCGACCGTGGTGGGCGTCTTCCCGTGCTGGAGCACGACGAGCGGCAACCTCGCGGGGTGCTCGAACGGCGCTGCCACGCTGGTCGGCAATCCATCGGCATCCCCCGGCAACCCTGTGGCGTTCACCATCCCGAGCCTGCCAGCTCGCGGCGCGCCGGATGCGAACAACGACAAAATACCGATCCAAAATAACTCGACTGGCGCCATCAATTACGTGACGCCAGGTCAGATTGCGGTTTCGGCGACGGCTGGCGTGTCATCGCTCGGCGGAGTTACGGGGGCGATCACGCTCGGCTCCAACATGCAGATTGTCGGACAGCAGCTCAACGCTGTGGTGGGCGGCTCAAGCGGGCAGATCCTCTACAACAACGCTGGCGTGTTCGGAGGATTCACTGCTGGTGGCGACTGCACGGTGGTGCCATCCACCGGCGTCTTTACTTGCCTGAAGGTCAATGGTGTGAATTTCGGCACCTTTGCCACGGCGAATGCCGCGACGCCGCCCGCGATCGGCGGCACCACGCCTGCCGCTGGATCGTTCTCCAGCCTGACCGACACTGGCATCACCGGGTCGACGCAGTGTGTGCAGGCTAATTCCAGTGGCACCTTTGCTGGCGCTGGGGCTGGATGTGTGAGCCTAAGCGGCAACAATGCATGGACTGGCAACAATTACTTCGGCGGCATCCCTCTGTTCGACGTTCTCTCTGCAGCCCATGGATGCGCCGCAGCCGATCCGACAGGAACAACCGATTCGACTGCGTCGATTCAGTGCCACATTGATTATTTGAACAGCACTTATGCTGGCGGCATTGTTTGGTTGTCACCTGGAAATTATCTGGCTGCATCAACGATCCATGTCTCCGGCGGAGTTTGGATCAAGGGTGCCAGCATTGACAGTGCCGCCATTCATACGAACACCGATACTAACGTTTTGTCCTTTTATATCACCGGAGGGACATGCCCTTCGGGGGGCATGAATGCCGGTCTCGATAATATCAGCGTCTATGGCTACCAAAATGCAGGTGCAGGGCAGCCAACGGTCAAGGTTGGTGCGAATTGTCTCGTCAACTTCTACAGCAGCAGGCTGTGGTTTGGTGCACAGGGACTTAATACGGCAGGGACTGATGGCTTATGCTTCAATACGACCATCGCCGGATACACAGAAAATGTGTTTAGCTCTGGGTCGAATTGGTATGTACGCTGTAAGCTTGACTCGATTTCGACTGGAATACCGTCTTTTTCCTCATTCGTTCAGGGAGCCAATGCTGCTGGCTTGGCTGTCGCTGAAAACTACTTTGAGGAGACTGATTTGTCAGTGGCTGGATCTGGCGCGACATGGTCTCTTTTCTATGATGACGTGAATGGGAATGGCTACCTGAAGTTTGTCAACTCAATCTTTGATAGCCCGGTTCTTATCAACCACGTAGCTAAAGCCATGATGGTTTCGGCAACGTTTGGCTCGACGGTCGCCCACAATTCAGGCTCAATGTCAGTTGTCGGATCAACATCCATCTCCGGATCGTTGACAATTACGGGGGCTGGCGGAAGATCCTGCGCAGGAAATTTAGGAATCACCTGTTAGATGCCAGTCACATCTAACGACGTCGCCAACCAAGCAATCTTGATGATCGGCGGCAATCAGCCGCTGGTCACCGGGTTGGCGCCGACGTTCGACAACTCCACCACAGGCAAGGCGCTGCAGAAGCTTTACGTCCCCTGCGTGCAGACGGTCGGCCGGCAATTTGGCTGGGACATGGCGCGGCGTCTGATCGCGCTGACGCTATCCGGCAACCCGGCGAATGTGCTGTGGCAGTTCGAGTACCTCTACCCGGCGAACGGCGTCCAAATCTGGCAGCTCGTGCCACCGGTGATCTCGGACCCGAACAACCCGCTGCCGACCACCTATTCGGTCGGGAACACCCTGGTCGGAGGGGTACAGACCAAGGTGATCTGGTCAAACCTCCAGGGCGCGCTGGCGAATTACAACAACAACCCGACCGAGAATGTCTGGGATCCGGGTTTCCGCGAGGCGGTGGTGCGGCTGCTCGCGTCCGAGCTGGCAATGGCGATCGCCGGCAAGCCGGACGTCTCCCAAGGCTACCTTTCCAGCGGTGGCGCTTTTGAAAAGATCGCTGAAAGCAGGGATAGCTGATGCCTCTCGCCCTAAGCTCGCCATCCGACATCATCAATCTGTCCCTGACCCGGATCGGGTACAAAGGGGATCGCGTTGGATCTCTGTATGAGGGGTCGGAGGCGTCCAAGTACGCGCTCGACATCTACGCCCAGACCAGGGATCAGATGCTGCGCGCCGGCGATTGGGGATTTGCTGAACGGAACGTCAACCTGACGCTGCTCAAGCAGGCGCCAGCCTCCGGCTATTTCCCGCCGAGTTCGTGGGATGGGACGGTCAATCCGCCGCCACCATGGCGTTACGAGTATGCTTATCCTCAGGATGCTTTGAAAGTTCGCTCGGTCAAGCCGGTGCCGATGTTCGTCATGGATTTCGATCCTCAGCCGAGGCCATTCGCGGTCGAGAACGACAATTATTTCGTCCCCTCCCAAAAGGTGATCCTCACCAACGTACCGAACGCCCAATTGGTGTATACAGGACAGGTCACGGACCCGCAGGTCTGGGAAGCCGATTTTGTCGATGCGCTGTCTGCGCTTCTTGGTAGGCTTTTGGCTCCGGTTCTGCTCAATATGGATGCTGCGAAATTTGCAGCGGCTGACGCGGCGCAGGCCGAGGAGAAGGCCGACGCACTACGAGGATAGAAAAACGACAAGGGCCACAACCCGTTTGCACCGGGGAGCGGCCCTCTAACCACAACGATGAGGAGCATCGAAGATGGCTGAAGCCGGAATATCACATGTAATTATTGAGTGCACTAAGTGTCTCAAGCCAAAGCATCAATGCGACTTCTTTCTTGATAAGAGGCGCAAGTACCCAGCATCCATAAAACAGCCGTGCAGGTTATGCACGTCGGATAAAGTCAAAGCGCAAAGGTCGATAAATCCAGACCGCATACGACTTCAAGAGCGCGAATCGTGGAAGCGCAGATTTGACATCAATGGAGAAAAGAAACGGTTCAGCGCGATGGGGTGGCGCCTAAAATACAAATTTGGGATAACCTTGGCCGACTTCTTGGCTATGATCGAAAAACAGGAAGGTAGATGCGCGATCTGCCAGATCGATGTCAAATCGCTTACGATCGGGAAAGGTCGTAGAGAGGCCGCCTGCGTTGATCACGATCACGAAACAGGTAAAATTCGAGGCGTGCTCTGCCATTCGTGTAACACTGGAATTGGTTTGTTGGGAGATAGCATTGGTATACTTGAAAAAGCGATCAAGTATCTAAAGGAGAGCTCGCCATGAGTGGGACGCCAGCCGACATCGCGAATCAGGCGCTTGATGCCGCTGGCATTGATGCCACGATCGGTGATTTAGAAGAGGGTACAAAGCCGGCGCAAGTTCTCTTGCGAGCTTATAGCCAATGCTTGAGGCAGTTGCTCAGGGCGTGTCCGTGGGATTTCGCACGAACTCAGGCGCCGCTGGTCTTGCTTGGCGACGCGACTGGCAACACGATCGGCGTTGGCAACCATATCCAAGAGCCATGGATTTATTGCTACCGGTATCCGATCGACTGCATGAAGCTTCGCTATATCCCCTGGAATTACGACCAGCACGCCGGCACTCCGCCGGGCAACATCGCGATTCCGACGAATATCCCGTTGACCACGGCGACCGGGCTTCCGAACTTCGTCGGTCGCCGGCTGCGGCCGAGCCGCTTCCTGATAGGCAATGACCCGAACTATCCGTCTCCTCCTGGATCCTCGTTCGGCGAGGTGCAGGGCGAATCGCCGGTAGGCTCGACCGTCATCATGTCGAACGTGCAGAAGGCGATCGGCATCTACACCCGATTCTTGCCTTATCCCAGCAATTGGGACCCGCTGTTTCGCGCGGCGTTCGTGTCCTATCTGGCGAGCGAGATCGCGCTGCCGCTGGCGAAGATGTCCGTGGTCGGCGCGAAGCAGGCGCTGCAGCTCCGCAAGGAGAACATAGAGATCGCGAAGGCGAAGATCAAAGAGGCCCGGGTCATCGACGGGAACGAGCAGATGGCATCGAGCGATATCTCGGTGGATTGGATGCGCACGCGGCGCAGCGGTGGCTGGGGCACAGGCCGCGGCGGCTGGGGCGGCGGCGATGAAGGCCCGGGCACCTATGGCGGCGGCTATGACAGCCTAGCACTGGCTGACGGGAGCGTGTTCTAGGCCATGGCAACACCGG